CAGAAGCAGGTGGTGAAGGTAAGATTGGTATGTCACTTGTTGCTCGTTCTGTATTGAACAGAGCAGGACTTATTCAATCAGGAAAAGTTGGACCTGGAATGTTTATGGCGAATGATAAGTCTGTGACTGGTGTTATCATGGGTAGGAATCAATACGAACCTGTTAGTAAGGGTAGTATCAATGATAGTAGATCAGCGGCACAGATGCAAGCTGCTAAGGAAGCAATTGAAATGGCAAGAAATCCTGCAAATCTCAGAGGAACTCTTGAAGCAGAAGGTTTACAAGCAGCACAAATTAACTACTTAATGGCTTCTACTGGATTTAGAACTGGTTCTGCATTTAATGATCCCTCACAAAATGTCAATGTAGTTAAATATAAAAATCACTTCTTTAATACTGCTGGTAATAAAGATGTCAAACATTCACTTGCTGAAATTGAGAATGGTGGCACTGGTGGTGGATTTGGTGCTGGTGATTATGGTTCTTCTACTCCTAATGGAAGAACTGGTGCTACTTTTGATATGGATAGTGGTAAATCAAGAACACCATTAACACCAAAAGCAAAAGCAATCCTAGATAGTATCACTGGAGGAAAAGCATCGAGTTCTACTGGATTAAGAATTGGTGCTGGTGGTAATTCTGCTCCTGAGAGTAAATTCCTTCCACCAACAGGAACAAATCAGTCATCAATTCAATCACAAACAGATGAAAGAAATAATGCTCGTAATACTATAACTGAAAGAAGTCAACAAATGATTCAGACTGCTCTCTCTGCTATTGCACAACAAAATGGTGTAAATAGTCAAGCAATACAAGCAGCAAAACAAGCAGTTCAGGTGGTAATGTCAAGTTCTAACAATAATCAACCAATGATGGTAGGAGGAGGATCTAGTCCTACAAAATCAATTGCATCGACTTTACAGTCCACTCTTAATCCTTTGAGAGGTATACTTAAATGACGATTAAAAGATCTGAGGCAGGAGATGTTGAGGTAAAAGTAAACGTCTTTAGAGATGGTAAAAAACTTCAGAGTGATGATGGTAATGATGATATCTACGATTTTATTGTAGGTATGGAAATTTACGAAAGTATTACTTCATCAACTATAGAAGCAAAACTTATTTTTAACGATGGTTCTGGATTTATTGGTGCCATGACTGGATCTGAATTGTTTAGGATTCAGATTAAAGGGACAATTCTTGATAGATCCTATAATTTAAGAGCTTATGATATTGAAGCAAGAACCAGGATGGCGGCAGCAGATTCATTTATCGTAAATTGTGCCAGTGATGAATTTTTTAAAAATGAAATCAACAATGTATTTGGAAATAGTGAAGTTATATTTAAATCCACAGAGTCTTCTAGTATTGTAGAGCAACTTTTACGTACAGATGGTAGATTTATAAAAACTAAAAAGAGTGTATTTGTTGAAGAGAGTGTAAATAAGCAACAATTTGTATCACCAAATTGGAGACCATTCGATTGCATTTACTGGATTGCACAAAGGTCTGTGAGAAAGGCAAGAAAAGGTGGCACTCTTCAAAATGGATTTATTTTCTATGAAAATTCTTTAGGGTTTAATTTTAAGTCTATCGATAAAATTATTGATAATGTAAATAAACAATCTGAGTCAAAGACTAATTTTACTACAGGTGAAACTAAATTGTACACATATGTGTACGCTACAAAACAATCAGGTACAGCGGAAAGTGATCAATTTAAAATTGAATCTGTTGTATTTCCAGAAGAAAGAGACTTCTTATCTGGATTGCGCCATGGTTCGTGGTCTGGGTTTAGTATTGGGTTTGATCCTGTCACTGTGACACAATCCAAGATGGGGTTGAGTACTGATATGTCAGTTGATGCTTATCGTTATGGAATTTCTGAAATGTGGCCAAAAATGTCACATTTAGGTGAAAAAAGATCAGTCAATCCATTATCAATTATGGATAAGTCAATTCAAGAAATTGTCAACTATCCAAGAAGAGTGAGATATACTTCATTATCAAATCAAATTTTTGATCCTAAATTTCAAGAAAATCCTCAAAAAAATTATGAAGAACTAGTAGAACTTCAAGCATATCAATGGATGAGAATTGAATCCTTAAAAAATATTAAATTGATGATTACAATTCCTGGCAACCTTGATTTGTATGCAGGATCAGGGATAAAAGTAATTCTGCCTGCAACCTATAAAAGGAATACTAGTACGGATATAGATAGAAAGTACAGTGGAAGATATGTCATTGGTGGATTGACACATAAAATTATGGGCACTACAATGATGACGGAAGCCTTGTTATTGAAAGATTCTGTGCCAAGGCGGTCTACCTAAATATTATTTGTATAAAGAAGTACTATGGAAAGTATCGAGCAACACATCAAAAAAGATAAAGAGATCTTAGACGACTCGTCTACATCTCCACAGCAACGTCGCCACATTGAAGGTGAATTGCATGAGTTAGAAGATTATGCTGAAAATCATAAGGCAGAGATTGAAGCAGGAGATCATCATGATCCTAGTTACATAGAACTTTTCTGTGATAAAAATCCTTCAGAACCAGAATGCTTGGTTTATGAAGATTGACTTGACAAGAAAACTATTTTAGTTTAGAATAACCATGTAGGGGTTGAGAGAGATGCTATGAGTCTTGAAGAATGTTTGATAGGTCATTGGACAAATAAGTATCAAGCACAATCAGATCCTACAAATTGGGTTTCTGTTGAGATTATTTGGAAGTCTCATGAAGAGGGTTTCCAATCAATGAATTTTAAAAGATGTGAGGGACCTAGTAGTCCTTATCGGAAAAAGAATCATAAATTTGTTTATCTCTCTGACAGCGAAGTTATTGTAGAAAATTATCATCTAGACTGGACAAGACACGAAGACTGTGATATACTGTTTACGTTCGACGGTCAAGTTTGGCATGGAGAAATAATCGGTGAAAATTGTACTGGTTATAGGGGTGATAAAGTAATCTCTGAAATCCATGCTTATGGTGACAAACTACATACTTGTGATCGAGGTCTGGACCTAAAGACAGGTAAAATGGTATGGGGTTCTACGGAACTCTATCGTTTTACTCGTAAGGGCGAATAACTCAGCGGTAGAGTGCCTCCTTTACACGGAGATTGTCGGGGGTTCGATCCCCTCTTCGCCCATGAATTAATTATTATGACAATACATCATCCATTTAAGATTTCTATATTACAATATACTGTACCTAATTGGTCTTATTACAAACCTATTTTGTTAGGTGCATTGCCACCTTATGATAGGGAAGACGATACAGTATCATCGGATTACTTAGATAAATCTAAGTCAAATTACTTTGATATCTTTGATGAATTTATAGAACCAGTTCTACAACAATTCAGAAAAGATGTTGGACATGCTGCATACATCAGAAATGTATGGACGCAGCGAGCAAGAAAAGGTGATCACCATTGTGTCCATAATCATGGATCGAATGGTTGGGCAGCAGTTTTGTATGTGGATTATAATCCTAATATACATTCTGCTACAACTTTTTTAAGTCCCTTTACAGAAGCATCTTCTGGGGATCATATGGATTATAATCCTGATGTTAAAGAAGGGGATATTGTTTTCTTTCCCTCTCAACTTTTGCATTATGCGAATCCAAATACTAACGATAAAGAAAGAGTTATACTCTCATTTAATATGATGAGTATAAACGAAATTGGTATCTATGAAATGAAACTAAATGAAACTAACTAATGCAATTCTTGCTGGACTAATGTTTGGTATGGCACACGGTATGAGTGTGCAAGCAGGGGAAGATAAAATCACACAAGGATACAACTCCATGGATAGTATGGGTTGTATGCTATTGCGTGAGTGTAAAGAAGATGTTGATGAAGTGTTCTCCCTATTGGATATTTCGAATTAGTATCCCAATATGGAAGCATATACACCATATAGTTCTGAATTTAATGTGATGTTAATGACACTAAATCAAATTGGTGTCAGAGTATTTCTTGCTGATGAGCGTTATTTCCCAGTAATGCATCGTGGTGTATATCATACAGTGAGTAATAACTTCTATCTTAATAGGAAGTATATGAATGATCCTGGTACACTAATGATGTTAATGCGTCATGAAGGATGGCACGCAGCACAAGATTGTATGGCAGGCACGATTGATAACAGTCTGATTGCTATCATCAAACCTGAAGATGAAGTTCCTATGATCTGGCGTGTGTTGGCAGAACGTACATATCCTAAGTCTGCTGTGCCATGGGAAGCAGAAGCACAATGGGCAGGTCGTACAGAAGGTATGACACAAGCAGCATTAGAGGCATGTGCTGGTGGTGCTATGTGGGAAGTATATGACCCAACACCACTAACTCGTAAGTATTTGGAAGATTTTGGTTACCTTAATAAATAAATCGTAAGGATAAAAATTTAAGATGCCTACAATTGACGGTATTATTAATGAACCTACAGTAAATTTTGTCGGTAAAGATGGATTTTTCTGGTGGGTTGGTGAAGTAGAAGATAACGAAGATCCTATGGAACTTGGACGTGTTCGCGTTCGAGTTCTTGGGTATTATACTAATGTGAGAGGTGGAACAACATCGGATCTTCCAACCGACAATCTTCCATGGGCAACCGTATTACAACATACATGTCAACCAGGTAATGATGGTCAGGGTGAAAGTTCTGGTCAACTACAACCTGGTGCTATTGTTATGGGATTCTTCATGGATGGAGAATCTGCACAGATGCCGATTGTTATCGGTGTGATGAGAGTTAAAAAATCTGCTGAGACTCAAGATGTAAAGCAGTTTGCCTTCACTGGTGAGAAGATGGAACCTGGTGTGGGTGTCAATATGGCAACCATGGCAGTTGGTAATCCTAACTCTAGTATGGCATCCACTAAGGAAGAAGGATACCATAGAGCAAAGCAAGATAACACAGTAGATCTTCCTAATCAGAAAGGAGAGAATCGTAGTTCTCAAACTTCTGGTCCTGGTTCTCCTAATAATGTAGGAAGTCAATCTGGAATTAATGGTAGTGGTGGTAATGCATCGAAACCTAGAAATCCAGAAAAACCAATTCCTGCTGCAAATGGTGTTGGTGGTCCATGGAAAACATTAGAGTATAAGTTATCATATCTTTTAGAAGATCTTGCTGATCATGCTGGGTTACTTATTCGTGCAGAAGATGGTGACTTCATGGATATTGTTACTGGTAAGTTAGTTACTGCACAACAACTTACAGTACAACTTCAAAACTTTTTAGGTAGTGTATTTGCACAAGTAGTTTCTGCTATGAGGCAATCACTTGCCAATCTTGCAAGTGAGTTAGATCTTCTTGAAATTATTGGTGGTGCAACTGGTGTTCCATTTTTTGTCTTCACACTAATTCAGACGGCAGTATCAACAATTCTTAAGTCTCTTTGTAATATTGATTCGGAATTAATTAATTTCATTGAAAGACCTATTGATACTGTTCTTGGTTTTCTTGAAAGTTTTCTTGATGGGATTATTGATAAGGCAACGATGGTTATGCAAGGTGTGCAGGCAACTATCGATAGTGTTATCTGTCAGGTTCAGAAACTTCTTGATCAGGTTCTTCAGATTGTTGATGTAGTTTCAGGAATTGTTGATGGTGTTGGTCAAGCACAAGAAATCATTGAGGCATGGAAAGCAGGTAGTGAAATCTTTGAAGGAGGAACCGATCTTCTTAAAAAAGGTATCACCAGTATTACTGGTTTGATTGCAATGTTTATTAAATTTGCTGCTAGTGGGTGTGATCGTACACCTGATGGTGGTAAGGATACTGTTGGTTGGTATCCTTTATTTGGTGTTACTCATTGTACTCCCGAAGAACTAGATAAAATTAATAAAATTCGAGGAAAAAGTAGAGGAACTTGTGGTGGTTCTAATGACAGTGGTGGACTTTTTGATAACATTTTTAGTGAAGCAGATCCTTATCTAACTGCCGCTAAAACCTGGTTAGATGGTTCTTATGAAATGTTTGTTGGTACACCTGGTCGTCAGGCAAGTGTAAAGAAAACTGCAAGTGGAACAACATCAACTTCTGTAAAAATAAATCAGAATGAAAATGCAAAATATGTTGCTCGCAAAGCAATCCGTGAACAGAATCCAGATATGGATGCAGAGGAACTTGAGAAGCAAGTCGAATCCTCTGTAAAATCAGCAAATGATAATAAAGGTGATAGTGGGTCATTGATTGCAGATCATACATCATATGCTGGTAATTATACCAGCGAAGTTCACGGGGATAGGTGTGAAATTGTTGACGGTGCAGAGACTGTTACTATTGAAGGGGATTACCACTTAAAAATTACTGGCAACTGTCATATTGAAGTTGGTGGTGGATTTTTCTTTGGTGCTGAAGGTTCTCCTACAATTGTAGATCCGCAAGGTGAAAAGAAGGACACGAATGTACAAAAACACACTATACGTTTTGGATCTGATGTAGACATCAATACTGTTGGTGCTAAATTTGAGGTTCAAGGTGCAGAATTTAATGTAGGATCTATTTCCAGTAAATTTACTAGCAGTGTATTTGAATCTAGTGGTGGTCAGTTATCACTTTCTGCAGGAGAGGTTGTTTTGAGTGGAGATAACTCAATTGAAGTTGTTACACCACACTTAGTGGAGTTGATTAATGCGGAAGGGGTAAGCTTACCCAAGGCAATGTCAGGTATTCGTAGAGTTGTTGGTGGTTCTGTTGAAACAATTATGAAACCTGGCGGTAGTGGTGCTGATGCTGTTCCCAGATATACCATTGCCAATCCACTTGGACCATATTCACTTACATGTGGAACAACAGGATATAACTGTAATGTTGTTACTGGTTTCTACAATGCCGAGGTATTAGCAGGTGCAATTGTAATGAATGCAAGTCTTGCAGCAACAATTACCTGTGGTACTGGTATGCTCTTAGATGCGAAAGGAGCAGTTCTTATTCTTGGTAAGACAGTCTTTATCAATTGACCCTTGACAGGGCACCTCGCGCCTGCTATACTACATAAGTAGTCAGGAGTCATCAGTGGACGCTAAACTAGCACACGTCTTTGTCAATT